ACAAAGAAATGGAGCTAGGATTAGTTCCCATGATAACCTCAAAGGCACCTCTGAGAATTCCATTTGGCCTTAGAATTAGAAAAAAGCGTGCCCAAAAAGATCCCAGAAAGTATTCACATATTTCACCAATGAAAGAGTTAAACAAATCTACTCCAGTAAACTATAACAGTGGGAAGAAAAACCGTTTATTAGCTTTCATAAATAGGTTATTTCTGTCCCCAGGTGTAAATCTTTTGGTGGCTATGGTGATAGCATTGTTAGTCCCTTTTGTGTTATCTTGGGCCTTTTTAAGAAGAAAACTGCCACATTTTTCAGGTATATGCCAATGGATGGATTTCAAGGAGAATTTACCGGAGTTCATTAGAAAGAAGCCACCACATAGAAAAACTCTCTATAAAAGAAATGAGGACTCATTTGACAAGAAGATTGCTAGAGAGCTGAAAACTTTTGTTAAGGATGAGAAACTCGTTGTCGTTGTTACTGATGAAGATGAATATAAAATTCCAAGAAATATATGTGACGTTAATGTTCAGAGTCAATATGGTGGCATGATTAGTGATGCGTTCATAAAGCAATGGAGAGAAAGACAAGATTTCACCAACGTGGAAATAACTTGTACTGCTGGCATGACGGGTGAAGACTTGGCTGAAGACATGTTTTCCCGACCAGCCACTTGGGATACAGATTTTGGCAAGTATGATCGTAGTATTCATTACTTGATAAAAATTTCACTAATGTATTACGTCTTCATAATATTTTGTTTTGGAACACTGAAGGCAAATCATTATGAATTGAGTGATTATACCAACACCTTAACTTTCACATTTGAACAGAATGAATACTTAAACAATCTGAAATGGGTGGTTTATAACACGTGGTGGGCTCATGCTAAAACGGAAATATTTGTGGCAACTTTGTATGGGAAAACGTTCAGTGGTGATTGGTGTACTTTGTTGTTTAACTGTTTGTTAACTGCTTTCTTTCTTTGTTTAGTCCCTTCCCACTTTGATTGCTGGAATTGGTTTGCTAGAGTGATGGGAGACGATTCAAATAACAACATCCCAGAGGAACATATGCTCACCACCATAAACATTCTCTCTTTTATAGGTATGGAACTTGAGATTGAAGCTCGATCACCCTGTTTTCAGACTTATAATAGTCAATTAGCCTGCATTGATAAAAATGGCCATGCGTTTTTGACACCAAAAGATAAATTGCTAGTTGCCAAACAGTTTTTCGTACCTTTGAG